TCAACTGTTGTATTTTCGCCACACTCAGCAGCTGGTATATCCAAAGAAACTACCTCTGAAACTGACACAGATGGGATAGCATCAAGCGGGTTAGCGTGCTTGATCTGTGGGGCCTGTGGCGCTGCCGTATCGTCTGGGTAATCCTGAGCCTCCTCGACCGTGATTAAACCCTTCAAAACGTCTGGAAACGCGTCCCGTAAGGCAAAGCCACGGGCTCGCATCTGTAGCATCCGCTTAGGGTACTGAGTCCAAGGCCCTTGCTTATTCCACAGGCCAGCGCGCTTGGCATCCTCAACCGAGTACTTGCTGATTACCTCGGTACGATTCTTACGCTTGGCCACGCATACCGCGATTGGATTGCTGGTACCCTCGCCTTCAAAGTACTCTTTGACATCCTCACATACGGGTGAGTTCTGGACTAAGGCCATCGCTGCGTCACCGTATACGCTAGGCTTACCGTTGATGGTCGCGATATTCTGCAAGGCCTGTAGCGGGGCTAGGCCGAGCTCGTAACCCCATTGCACAGCGACCAGTACATCCTCTGGTTTATTTTGGTAGGCCTTGGGAACCATCGTGCTCTTACTTAGCATATTGCTGAAGTCGATAGCCTCTGTCATTGTCTGTGGGGCAAAGCCCTGGTGCTTAACTAAGTTGCTCATTTGTTACCTTTCAATAATTTTCTAGCTGCAATCTCGCGCTGGAGTATGTGCCAAAACGGCGATTTAATAATCTTCATAATTGCTTAATTGTTAAAGTGGATTGACGTATCGAGTACGCCTCTTTTGCTGGTGTTATCGTTGCTGGCTTGGCCTTGTAACTGCGGACTGGCCAGCTTATTTGATACTGCCCTGCTATGCCGTGAGTATGGTTCTGCATAATTCCCATAATCTCCGTCTGTATCTTGCTATTTTCCTCTTCTGCTTTTGTAATTTTTGCCTTGTTTTCCAAAAGTAATTTGGTCAACTCCTCGACATAATTATCTAAGACTACTGGCTCATCATCTGAGCCCGAGCTAAAAGTACGAGCTGCATCTTTGGGATTGATGGGTGGATAGTAATCAATCTCGCCTGTGTTTTTCCAGCGATCCAGCTTATCTTGAAACTCTTTGCAGGTCTTTTCGATCAGCTCTAGCGTGGCCGGGTGTTGTTTAAACAAGAATATACGCAGCTCTGTGCCTTGATACAGGGTAGCAATCGCGCCCCATGTGGCTTTGTATATCGCCATCTGTGCTTGCAGCTGTATAGGGCCTCTATACAGGGGCAGCACATCCTCCGCTGGCATTGAGGTTAGCTTGGCCTCAATGATGCCTGTACCACTCAGTACTATACTTTCGCTGCCGACCACGTAGATGCCCTTCTCAGGATCCGTAAACACTTCCTCCATATTGCCTGTGGCTGTGCCGTCAAGAGAGCAGCACAGAGGCCATTTATCGTGGAAGTAAGGGAATGGGTGCTCGATCTCCAACTGGCTGCATCCAAGCCTGTTAGCAGCCTCCATCAGGATTGTGGGTTCTAGCCTGTTGCCCCATGCCATAGCCTCGTTGCCGATGTCTGGCGGGGTAATGCCTTTTAAAAAATCAATGGATGACAGCAGCTCATCATTGGGTGATCTGTACTTGCTCATGCCGCAGACCGCAGGGATCCGGCTAGCTGAGAGCATATCGTTCGGGGTGACTTTACCTACCATTTTTTATACCTCTGTTTCTGTTTTATGGTCTAAGAGTGCTGCCAGGCTGGTTGCGTATACCGCAATGTCAGCCGTAAGGTTTGATGCGGCCTCGTAATCGCGGCTCTCTGCGGCTGCGTAAGCCTGCTTGAGTAGATTGCTGATGGCTAAAAAGTAGCTAGCGTAGTTCATTTTTTAGACTCCTTCATGGCCGCGACTCTGGGTGAGCTTTTGTAAATGTACCGTTTCCACTTGTGCGTTACATCATCTGGATCACACTCGTAAAAGTCATTGATGCGCCAGCCGCTACTACGCAGCTTGTGGATATAGTGAGCCAGGCGGGTGATGCCGTACTTCTCGATTACGTCCCAGCTCGTAATGCCCTTGGCCCGGCTGCGCTTTAGTTCTGATTTAACAATCTCAAATTGTGTGCTCATTTGTATTTCCTTTCGTTGCGGATAGATATGGTGCGATAGAACTCCCACTTCTTTTGGATCTCTTTGTCCTCAGATGGTGGAGTAAAGCCATGCTTTTTGAGGGTGCGGCCGACATCTGTTTTTGCTGCTGGTATGTATGTGATATCTGGGTTAAGAATATTCATTGCTGCTCCTTATGCTATTGATACGATTACTACGAACGCCAGTAAGGCCACGGTACCGATAACCTTATCCAGCAAAGAATCCTCAGACTTGTACAAGTCCTTGGGTGATTTGTTATGCTCATTAAATGACTGCATGGTTAACTCTCCTCATTAATTTAGCCACTTGGGCTGGGTGCCAAACATCATTACCTTTGGCGGTCTTGATACCGCGAGCGCGTAACCCTTGAGCTACGTCCCGCAAGTTCGTGCCTACCTGCTTGATTACATCCTGTAGGCTTGGCGCTACTAAAGTAGCAAAGGCATCAGCCTTGGCCACAATCGCGTCTGTACCGACCTTAGAGCCCTTCTCTGGGCATGGGCTACCTAAGACAGTACCGCGTGCTTTGGCGGCCTGTAGGGCTGATTTGGTGCGTTCTGATATCTTCTTAGCCTCCCACTCAGCAAAGACAGCAGCCATCTGTAGGAATGTACGGTCAGCCTCGGGCATATCAGCTGCCACAAACTGCACGCCAGACTCAAGCAGGCCTGAGATAAAGTGAACATTACGAGCCAGACGGTCTAGCTTGGCAATGACCAGGGTAGCCTTCTGCTTTTTAGCAAGGGCTAGAGCTGCTGCGAGCTGCACGCGATCCGACTTGCGGCCAGACTCGACCTCGGTAAACTCGGCAATAATCTCTTTGCCTGCTAGGAATGTTTGCACAGCTGCGCGCTGTGCCTCAAGGCCAAGGCCTGACTGGCCCTGGCGCTGTGTAGATACACGGTAGTAGGTTACGTACATGATTAGCCTTTGCAGTTGCCTGGGATCGTTGAGAAACGAGCGCCATGTTGAGCTCTGCCGTTGGCTGTGCCAGCGCAGCTGCAATGAATCATTAAATACTTGGTGTTGTCTGTGTAGTAAATCATCGATGCACGATGATTCTTTGTGCCGCTACGGCCGATGGTGATTGAGCCTACTACTTGTTCTTTAATTTCTCTGTTCATTGTTAACTCCTCTATCTGGGTGGTTAAAAGCGATATCGCTTAAGTAAGACTGTACCACAGTCAAAAAAATGCGGTCAATAGCTACGGGTAGTGAAAACAACACTATTTCGTAGGTGTTTACCCTATGAGTTAGGCTACGGGTAGTTTTCCTGTATGCTCAAAGATATCGGGTAGCTTGACACTATTCAGCTCAGTCCTATCTAGTCAGGCACGACTAAAAAGACCTGCTACCCGACCAACTAAAAGGATCGATATGTCAGAACTAAAGCCATTCCTGGTGCGTTTGCGGCCAGATGTGCGCGAGCTGCTGGTGCAGGCAGCACAAGAGCGCCATAAACCCATTGCAGCTGTCATTAATGATGAGCTGCGCGTTGCCCTTGGCAAGACAGGCAACCTCAACCAGCGCCTTACGCAGATGATCGGATGATTATTCTTACGCTGCCGTTCCCGCCATCAGTCAATACGTACTACAGACGCGGAGCCCATGCGACCTACATGAGCAAGCAGGGGCGCGAATACAAATGTAAGGTATCGGATTACATCGCGGAGTCAGGCACGCCAAAGCTCGGAGCTGCCAGGCTGCGGCTGGAGATCGTGCTGTGGCCAAGGGATAAGCGCAAGTACGATATCGATAATCGTTTAAAGGCATTGCTTGATTCACTCCAGAACGCTGGCGTATTCGATGATGATGAGCAGATCGACCAGATTAATGTTTATAGGGGCTCTGGCACGCGCAACGGTGGCCAAGCAAGAGTAATGATTGAGGTTATTGAATGAGTCATGAGAATGATGTGTACACAAAGGCCGTACAGGCTGACAGCTCAATTACAGGCAGACGCTGGTGCTCTAACTGCCAATATGGCAAAGACTACAGGAATGGCTCATGGATCGTAAGCGCAAACAAAAGACAAAAGAGGTGGGTCTGCAAGGATTGCTGGGAGAGGAAACAGGCGAGGGAGG